GTTCCGGTCAACAACGTTCGTCCAAATCCAGAAATGGGTTTGGAGGGTAGCCAACCCAATCTCCTAAAGAAGTTTGTCTTCACATTAGGAGCTTGGTTATACTATCTTGTTGAACAAGTCGTTCAAAGCGTGGGTCAGGTCCTCCGAACCCTATACTCACACGCCCTTGCCATTCTTGGTCTTGGGTACGCATTTATCTCCTGTTTTCCTACGTTTTGTCTTGCAGTTTGGAACCTTATCTGCGACATTACGCTTACATCCATTTGGGAATTTATTGTAAATACTGTGTTTCTATTCATTACAACATATGTTACAACTGTTAAAATGATGTATTTTACAGCTTCGTGCTGCATTGTTACATTAGTTATTTGCATGTTTAATTTCTTTAAAGGACTGTATAAACATTATCGAAAACTTATCGACAGAAAGAAGAAATTCGAAACTGTTGTTAAAATCTTAGGAGCTACAATTGGAACATTTGCCTTTTTTCAGCTTACATCTCGTTTATATTACAGATTAGTTCTTATTATTAAAAAAGATGGTCTAGAGGGCAAATCAGAAACTGGAAAATTTCTCAAGAAGATAAGCTTTGTAGCTGGTTTTTCCGCTGCTGGTTTAGAACTTGCTAAAGAAATTTTCCATGATGCTGACTTTCGTGAGTTAGCAAATTGTCTTGCAATTACTCGTGTCTTTAACGGACTCTCGAGTATTTTTGTAACCCACAAGGGGAAGTATGAAGGTTTTGAGCTAGATGATGATGAGTCCTCGGATGAATCTGATTCTGGTACAGGACTAGGCAACTTTCTTCGCCGTACTTTTACCTGGAAGAAAACAGACCCCACTGGTGACAGTGATCGTCTTGTCCAAAAGGCAAAGAAAAACAGTGAGAAGTATGCCAAATTCTCAAATTACCGACCCTTCGTAAAAACCGAAAAACATGGCCTGGGATTTAACGATTCTATAAGCTATGATTGTTACCGTGGCAAACTCTGCAACATCTGTAACAAATGTCTTCCTGATTTATCGCCTGATGCAAATATGTCAGTTGGTCAACACAGTGTCACTATAAAGATCGTACCTGATCAGCATAGGTGTAAATGTGAGAAACCAATAGCCAGTGTATTTCAATACTGTTTTTGTGTCCACGATGAACAAGATTGTTGTCCTTCCTTAGAACATATGGTAATGGATGACCCCACCACTTGGGAATGGAAATCCCCTAGTGAGATTATTGCAGGAATAAAACTCAGTTTACGACGTTTTATTTGCGATGTCAAGCAACTATCTGCCCAGAGCATAGCATTGATTCTCACAATAGCTATAGCCATGATTTTGGCGATTCTATATTATATGTATCCTGATAAATTACATGAAATGATCTCTAATGCTGGAAACAGATTTGGAGATTTAGATGTTAAAACTAGGTTTAGAAATCTACTAGGTTTTAATGATAATATGGAAGCTGGTTTAACTTCCGAATTTGAGAGCGTAATGAAAGCTTCTCGATTTGGGGGAAAAATCTCGCATTTTAATCATATGGGTTCTCCTACTGAAAATGATCGTTATCAAGATCGTGATGTAGTTGATGAGATAAAGAAGATTGAAAAATTTGAAAAAGAGGAAAGAGAATATGATGATTCAACTGATTATCCTGCAGGTTCAGCTAATAAAGTACGCAAACAACAGACTCAGAGAGACTATGATGACGCAGAAGTCGTTCGGAAATCTTTGATTCCGGTCCGTATTGAAAAAACTGACCTTGGGAGAAAACCTCAATTCACAAAAGTTGCAAACCAAAATAATCGCAAGATTTTGCAAGAAGACTGGTCCTCCTTTGATGGAGTTCAGTTACAACAAAAATTAGAAGCTGTAATAGCTGATAATCAACGTTTCCAAAATGATCAAAAGCAACTTCTCGTAGAAAAGAAGGCTGTTGCTGAAAAGTTGGAAGCCATTGTTCAAGACAATAACAAACTAAAAGCTGATTTAGCGAAAGCTACCGAAATCATGCATGAAAATACAAAAAAAGTTCATAAAAAGACAGAAAAATTGAACCAAGCTAGAAAAGTAGAAGAGGCTCTCCCTTTCTTAATAGAGTCAATACTAGAGAGAATGGGAGCTAAAGCAAAACTTGATGAAAAGGTTGCCGATACAGCGAAAGCTGTTGAGGTGCAAAAACATGTCGATGGTTGCCTTTGCACAGTGTGTGTAGTACCAAAAGAAACACCGCAAACAAAACCTGAAGCTAAAATTCCTGAAATCAAGGCCTTTGATCCATCAAAAAAATTTAATACTAATCAATATAAAAAACTTCTTCCCGAACAAAGAAAAGCTGTTAAGGCTTACCTCCAATCCCAGAAAGAAAAGTCTGAGAAGGAAGGTGCTAACAAGTGTAGCAAAAATTGTAAAGGAGCAAAGAAATGTACCTTAAATATTGATGGCAAAGATACAATCATCTTTAAATGTGAGTGTTCACAGCTCGAAGCTAAACAACCAAATGCTTTTTTGTCTACCCTCGCTGAGGGTTCTTTAGGCTATCATTTGGCAAATAATCAAATCAGCGTTTTCGTTGAATCTGGTGAAAAAATCGGAACCTGTTCCGCATATCTTAATAAAGATAGAGAAAAGTATTTGCTTTTTAATAAACATTTTGTTAGTTCAAAATATACAGGCACCTATGTGTTACTAGGTGATAAAAAAGTAACCCTTAAGGGCAATTCAAAAAATGAATTCTTTAGAAGTACAGATGCTGGTCGTCTGAGAATACCTAAAGATTCACAAGTTAATTGCGTTAACTTTAATCAATTCAATGATAAATATACTGGGAAAGTGTATTTGTACACTTCTTTTCATGGTCCAAAACAGACAACATTTGGTGGAAGTTGTGTTCTCACAAGTGACACCAGTGGATCGTTCTTTCATGTTACAACAGACTACCATTCAATTGGTGGGTTCTGTGGTTCTCTGATCTCTATCGACGGAGCCAACGCTGTTGGTCTTCATTATCATACAAATGGTGAAGGGGCTGGAAATAACTTTCTACCTTTTCTTCCCGACTTACTAACCTGGTTAAAGCGTGAGGATACACCTCAGCTTGAAGCCACAAACTTCGATGAAACAGATTGATGGTGCCCAGCACCTCACTCTGTCTGGGAAGGTGTTGGGATTAAACCAGACAAATATCTGACCTTCGATGGAAGGTTAGACCTGATTGAGATCTCTTTCGAGAGAGCACAATCATATCCCTATCAATTTTTGGAACCTATTTGTGATTCAAATTACCGACGAATCTATAAAACCTCGGGTGCCAATTATGAAGTTACTGTTGATAAAGATTGGGCAACCTTTAAATTAAAGGACCCTGATACTGCCCGTATCATTGATGACCTCTCTGATTATTTCAGAGTTGTCCCATTACTTAAAAATGTTAACGCTCAAATCCTTAAATGTGATGTTGGGCCCAAGTATCCTAATAATCCAGCAATGGATCATACTATGGCACTCTGCCATTCATACTTCAAATTTATTAGGTCAGAACCGTCTTCTGCCCCTAGTGAGAATTCCTACGACTTATCTACCTCTGGTGGAATACCTTGGTGTAAAGACCGTGTTAATGGAGTTCCAATTTATTCAAATAAGAACAAAATACTCAGAAATGACTTACCACGACTTTCTCATTACATTTATGACCTAAATTATGAGGATATCGGATCTTACAATGATAAAGACGAACTTCTATCCACAGAGGAATTGTCTCGTGGAAAAACAAGAGGAATCTTTGGTTCTTCTTTCCATGGGATATATAGAGAGAAATTTTTGTATAATCGCCAGAATAAAGCTATACTTGAAAACCATGCAAATAGTTGGATCAAATATGGTTTTGTTAAACAATATGGTGGTTTTTCAAAATTCTTAAAAACTCTCGAATCTAAAACTTTCAGGTGGGAATCTGATTGTTCTGGATATGATAGGAAAATTTACTTAAAACAAACTTACGAAATTAGAAATGCTAATGTGATTAATCCTGATGGTATTCATACTCCCTTGATTGAACTAGTTACTGAAAATAACGTTCATCCAAAAGTACTTCTTCCAAACGGGTACCTCGTTAAAAGAAAGACAGGAAACAACTCTGGTAAAAATAATACTACAGTTGATAATTCTATATCACATTTCATTATAAACATCTACATCTTTACTAAAAGATTGTTGGAACTAGGTTACACTAAGAAAGACATTACTCTTTCTCACCTATTCGCAACTGTCAATCTGGGAATTTATTCGGACGATAAACTGGGATCATTTAATTTACATGATTACATGTTTTCGTCTCCGGATGAGTTTTTGACTTTTGAGAGGGAGTGTTACTCTGAATTTGGACTCGAAATAAAGCCTAGCGCTCAATTCTACAGTCATGACGAAAGTTGTGGCCGTTTAGATCCAAGACATAGCTTCCTTGGAAGTTATGCATCATTCGACGAAGAAAATCAGATGTATATGCCAAGCCCTAGATTTGGCAAAATCTGTTCCTCATTCACACAAAAATATACTAACAACGATATAATCGTGCGGTTTGCTCGGGTGCTTAATTTAACTTTAAACTGTTATCCTAAGACTGAGATTTTCCAAGCTGCCTTAAAGTACCTCACCTTCTTTTACGACAAACATAAGAAGTATGCATACCTATTCGACGAACTGCTTCAAGAAGTAGAATTGGATATGGCTGTGCAGTCCTCCTTTCAGAGGATATACTTAGGCCTTGAATCCGAAAGGATTCGCAACTGCTAAAATCTCTCTTAACACTAGAAGTTGTTTCTTATTTTTTTGACTTTTAGTGATTAACACACACCCAAAATAAGTATTAGATAATGCATGAATATGAAAATTTTAAAACAATGCAACCGCAATTTTTTAAAGCAGAAAAGAAACTTGAATCTTGGGTTACTCCCAAAACAGGGCTCTCCAAAGCAGGGAAAGATTGGCTGGTAACGGCTATGGATCCCTTTAATGATGAGAAAAATCGGGAAATAAAAGGTTATCCCGACGTCTCTATTGCTAACAGTGTTGTGCAATGCATCAACCAATCTATGGAAATATCCGCCACGTCCGGAGGGGGTCCAACCCCCACTGCTCCATGGGATGCACATATTGCACTTATGCCTGTGCTTAGTACTCAAAGACTGATGTACACCACTCTTCGTAGAGATAATTGTTTTCAATATAACTCTGCAGGTGGTGGCTTTGGTTCTGTACCTTTCGGTGGTTTAATGGCAAACGGTGTCTTCACTACTGGATCTCCTGCCTCCTGGGGTCTCCCAGCTGGTAGTTTTTCTAATTTGGGTACTCTGTCTTTACCGACTGAGTTCCAAACTGGATTAAACAGAGTCATAGCTATTGGTTTTGAAGTTCATAACACAACAGCAGAACTGACGAAGCAAGGAGCTGTAACATACTACAGACAGCCAGAACCTGAGCGAATGAACTCATTCTGGCAAGGTGTAGATACATCTTCAATTGCATCCGAAGTCCAAGAGTACAATTTCACTGGTACTCCGATGAGATTCCCCCCTAATACCATTGCGCAAGCAATGACATTTCCCGGATCTCTCCAAAAATTAGCAAAAGACGGAGCATATATAACTGGAGTTTTTCATTCCAATCAAAATCCCCCACAACCGACGGGGTTTGCTCAACCTATCTATTATGCCTGTTCCGATGAAGACAAAATGGTTGCCGAAAATAGTGTCACAGATAACATTTCGAGTGTTATGATGCCTTTTTATGGTGCTGCCGTCCCTATTACACGGTCAGGTATAACTTATACCAAATGGTCTGCTCCTCCTGGGAAAATCTATCCCTTTCACCAATGTGGTGCAATCTTCTCTGGCTTATCGCCAACTACAACACTTAGGTTAAATCTTAAGATTTATGTTGAACAGTTTCCTTCTATAGCGAATTCTTCGCTAGTCGTCCTTGCTACCCCAAGCGCGAGGTACGACCCTATGGCTCTTGAAATTTATTCCAAGGGGCTTAGCCGCATGCCTGTTGGTGTCCCTGTTCGTGAAAATGGACTGGGACAATGGTTCTCAGATTTAATTGCTGAAATAGAACCTATGGTTACTCCAATGCTTACTATGCTTCATCCAGCAGCTGGTGCCGTTTCAAAAGGTGTCGGTGTTGCTAATAGCATGTATAGGCAGAGTCAACCACAACAAAAGGTAATAATGCAAAAACCCAAACAGAAGAAAACTAAAAAGAAGAACTCCAATCTTGCTGCGGGCAACCGTGGAAAGAAAGGGAACATTCAAGGTCCTCTGCGCCAGTGAATTTGTTTACTGGTTACGTCGTTGGGCAAACTCGACGTTAAATAGGCCAAATCCGTGAACTCCTTTCGGGGAGAGTAGCGTCACAGGTTAACTAGGTGGGTTGTTGGGAG